AATGGTCAGAAAAACGTCCTTGAAGCGTATCGGTTGTTTTCCCAACATATTGTTTTCCATTAATATCGTTCGTTATTACATAAATAAATCCTGTCATATATATTCCTCCCTAAAAGAATATTTTAATGGCTGGATGTTAGGGCATCCTTGTCTCGTATAGAAGGCCTAATTCTTCCGCTTCCCATAGTATACTGGCTAGGGCGCTCGGATTCGAACCGAGAATCGCGGGGTCAGTCCCACTTACTGATTTAGAGTCAGCTGGTTTGCCGTTAGCCTACGCCCCAATAAAAGGACTGATAAGGCTCAGTCCACTAAGCCTTCGTCCTTAGAACTTGAAGATATTCGTAAACATATCGAATAGAGAAGGAATTTCTTCGCCGTTTTCAACGGTATAATGATAGGTGCCGTACTTAGAGCAGAACCCTTCCAACTTCTCTCTAAATTCTTTCTGCGCCTTTAGGTAAGCTTTGCGCGCGGTTTCAACCTCATTCGCAAGAGCTTTGCGCTCGGCAACTGCTTTTTCCTTCTTTTCTTTTGCTAGAGCTAGTTCCTGTTCTCTACGAACCTTTTCAGCCTCTTCTTTTTTCTGAGCTTCAAGTTCCGCCTTTTCGCACTCTTCAACAGTGTCGAAAAGTTTGTTTAGTTTATCCGAATAAATTCTCATATATAAGCCTCCTTATGCTTATAGCTGCGGTTCCTTACCCGCATATATTTGTTAAAAGGATATACTCCTCCTAACATCATTATTATACCATAAAAATTCTAAAAAGTCAAATCTTTATTTATAATGTTTTTCCGCATCTACTACAAATGCCATTTCTTCTTTATTTAAATCCTTTTTAAAATTTTTATTTTTTGGATTAGCGACATAGGCAAATTGTCTATCAAAATAGACATATGCTATATGTTCATCTATTGCGATAAATACATATGTAGTTGCCGCGGTATCAGCATCACTAAAGTCTTTTGCCGCAAATCCTAATTCGACAGAGGGCCATATCTGTGTAAAGTAATACAAATTAAAATTACTCATAGAGTAATTCGGCTCAAATCGTTCAGTAATATCCTGTTCGATTTGAGCCAATTGTAACTCAATATCCATAATATTACCTTCTTTCTGTATACATTATACTTAAATTTCTTTTGAAAGTCAAGTATTTATTTCAGTCCATCCTGCTGGATAAGCGGATGGAGACCAAATATTATTATCAATAGCACTTTCGTATACTTTATTATTAAACATTACCTTGTCACCCTTCATATAGGGATTAGTGCTATCTGGTTGCTCCCATTCTGGAATAACATTCGCATCTGGAATTAATACTTTTGCCCATAAACTTGGCGCGGCAATAGGGGTCCACGCTGCTTGGGAGGTATGTGTTTGAAGGCACTTATATAAAGTGCCTTCATACCTCACGCGGTCTCCAACTGCATAAATAAATGCGTCTTCCCAATTTGGAAATAAATTAGAGGCTTCAAGCGCATCTTCATCTGATAAGGATATTGCCGCTTTCTCTATATATGGACGGAGTTTTTGTGCTAATTCAAGTAGTGTCATAGTCAATCAACTCCTAATAAGATTTTTGCGGCCTCGAGTTCCTCTTGTAGAGAGGCAATGTTATTATTTTGTAAGATAAGATATTCAGCTAAACTATATTTACTATAATTATACTGATATCCATTTATAGTGCGACCTTCAATTTCTTTAGAATAAGGAGTTATATTAGACGCAATAAATACAGCATCCGATGTAATTTCTACATCTTGTGGCCGCACGGTACTATGTTGAATACCATAATTAGTCATATTATCAGCCTCCTATATTCATTTCAGTTTGCCATTTAGCAATATTCGCGTTGTATGCTGCGTTCTTTGTAGGAATAAACATTAAACGAGCGCCATAGGATTTATAATTAGTATCATTAGGCTGTTTATCACAAGCATAATAGAAAGGTCCATTACTATCTTCAAATGACCAACTGCCGCCATGAGCAACCATGCGAATACCAGAAAGATTTACATCAAACCAGCCATTGTCACCTACTGGTAGAGAGCTATTAGCAGTACCGCCAACTTCTGCTGGCATTAATAACCAGTCATATTTTACCGCACCATAACCAAAAGCCGCGACCCAGCCATTAGCATTTGCTAAACTAAATCCAGCACTTTCATAGTTATTTGTAAGAGTGGTATAAGCATAATTATAATCATTACAAATATAAGGAATACCGCCATTAACAGCAGAATTGCCAGATACCATAATTCCACCTAGCATTGTCCAAGTATTGCCCCAAGGGTTCTCAAAACCACGATAACTAATTGAGACTTTACCATCTTCGGTTTCGGTATAAGTAGAATTATTAGTTTCAATTGTAGTGGATTCTGCTGAACCGCTTGCGTTACCTAACGAAGAAGTTGCACCGGTAAGAGCAGATTGATTATAATTACCATTTGTAGTAATATTACTGATTCCTTTACCTAAAGCGGATTGTCCGTTTAATGTTCCAAATTCTACTAACTCTAGCATCTAATTTGCGCTTTCTGCCTCAATAGAATAAATATGCCATCCTGTGCCACGATTAGAAGCTAATTGCTCCGCTTTCTACATATTCAATCCACTTGAACCAGTTAATGGTTTGACTCCAGAACATGAAATTAGTTTATCATCGGTGAAACTAACATTATTGGTAACATTAGTATAAGTAGAAGAATTCGCGGTACTATATAGTGCCCCCTCATATGCCCCTAGTAATACATATTCTAATTCATTTCCTGCTGGGTCTACAAATAATGGATGAAGTTTAAATCCATTTTGATTCTCATAAGAAATAACGATAGAATCTTTTTGTACAATCTTACCTACTTTATTGTCAGAGACTGAAATTGGAATACGTTGATAATAGAATCTTGGTTGATATACCATTATTTGATAACTTGTATTAGTTTCATCATAATTTTGGTCGCCATAGAAAGCATAGATTTCGCCATTATCATTTACCATACAACGTTTACGACCACCATACATTAAATAGGTATCAAAATCAGACCCCATTGTTTTATTTGTTGCCTCTTGTGTACGAGTAAATGTTTTATTGGAGAAATCAATTTCTAATCCAACAGCGCTCGCGGCAGTATAGCCAGTACTGCCTACTAAAGCATTAATAATATCATCTTCAGAAACAGTACCAGCGGTGATTTCTCCATCTTGTCCTATAACTACAATCTTTCCTTTATCATCTGAAGAAAGATTAACAGTACCACTTGAAGTAGGAATTGCCGCGATTTGCTCATCAACATAAGTTTTATCTGCTTTTGCCGCGAGAGCAGAAGCATCCGCCTTAAGCCCTAAAGCATCAGTAACCGCCTTCTGAGTCATACCACCATCTTCATTACTTCCTGTTGCTTTATATAATTTAGCAATACCAGCTGCAGTTTTAGAAGTAGTACCATCTGGCATAGTAGCGGTAAGAGTTTGAGTATAGTTATTTTGGGTTGCTACGCCAATAACTCCTAAAGTCATTTTATTAACTTCAGTATCTACATCACTAATACTTACATTATTACCAGCGTTCCCTAAAGCTGCGAGTGCGGCCTAAACATCCGCTAACGCGCTTTCTGCGTCAGATTTAGTTTGCGCTGCATCTGATAGTGTTTGTGCGGCTGCTTCTGCGTTTTCTGCGGCCGCGGAAGCATCTTGAGCGGCCTTACGCGCTTTAGCCGCATAAGTTCCTACTTGCCCTTGCGGTGTTAATGCTTTAGCAAGCATAATATCAATTATATCCATATTGCTTCCTCCTTAAAAATAAAAATAATAGAAGAGAGAAACTCTCTCTTCTATTATGTATTTTAATTATAAGTTAGTTCTGATATAAATTAGTTGAACTTAATATTTACATTAATATTTACTTCATCCATATTTAGATTTTCGTCAATAGATTGAATCTTAGCATCAATTTCTCCAGCATCGTATATTGTATTTTCTCCTCTTTTAATAACTAAGGAAGTAATACTATCTTGCGCGAGAGCGTGTAGACTAGCAACTACATCATTGGTATTGTTTAAATTAAAATATCCATTACTGGTAAAGGTTCCATCATCTTGAAAATAAGTGTTTCTACTAAAATTATTGATGGTAAAAAAGGTTTCATTTAGAAAAATAGTATACATAAATATGTACCTCCATTTATTTAATAATAAGGGGCATCTCTTAAGATTACCCCTTATGTGTATCGTACAACCATCGGCGCGAAGCTCAACCCTGTACGATATAATCATTATAACATAAATTTGAAAAAAGTCAAGTACTAGGGTTTATTTGTGTTCTAGTTGTGATTAAAGTATCAATATCAGTTCCTCGTGCAATAATACCATATCCTTGTACTACACCAGATGTTTGTTTTGTAGAAATTGTTAAAGTTCCACTATCACTAATAACAGTTAATGGGCCATTTAAATAAGATTCTCCAGATGTAACTACTAACTAAATATTATAACTATTACTAGAAAAAGCTGTAGAAGTCAGAGTTACACCAATCTTATTAATATCAATTTGCCAAGTAAAATATTGAATCGGCGCGACTTCTGCCACACGACCGTTTTCAGAGACGTATACTGGAGTATATGGGTCGCCAACTGCATTATCATCACCAACATGAACCGCATACATATCATCGTTATAGTTTGGCAGATAGAAATTTTTAGAATATGTTAATCCAGAATGAGAATATATATCAGTATAATTGCTAGTATCAGAATAAATACGAAGACGGCCTCGTGAGTGGTTATTACTGGCTGTATTTGTTGGCGCATTATTACCTAATGTTAAAGTTGTCCACCCTTCTGTATCTGCTACATTAGATGTTGCGCCAATCATTGTAAACTCTGAATTTCCATTACCATGCCAAGCATCTGCGTAATATGTACCATAAATAGAGTTATACTAATAAAGTTTAATATAACCATAAGCATTATCAGTTTCATTTGAAGCAGGACTTCCTAATGAGAGACATACTTCACCCATTGTTTCAGATGAATCAATAGTTTCTATATATAGATGAGCATATTCAGTGTCATTGCTATAGAGATATAATCCATTTCCAGCACTACTATTTGTTAAAGAAATCTTACCGGGTTCTATACATGTTCCTGTAATACTTGTACTAGTCAAACTTGTATAATTAGAACTGCCAACAAATATAGCTGTTGATAGAAATAGATTTGCCCAATGTAGTAAACCCTCTTCGCCCAAATTATATGTATCATTAATCTAAGGATATATATTCTACATAGTAGAAGCCCCAATTACTTGGAAATTTCCATTATTTGCTGGCGTAGACGCCCCATTAATAGTGATGACGTTTGTATCAGCATAAATTGATGTAGTACTACTCATCGTACTCGCACTTGAAGTATATACCAATCTATTCGCAGTATAACTATTGTTTCCGGTTCCACCATGGGCAGTGTCAATTATTGTACCTTCCCACACACCCTTCGTTATAGTACCGAGTATAGTTAAATGAGATAGATACGGGTCCCCTTCAACACCAGTACCAGCATATGCTCCATTCCAATATGCGATAGTATTAGTGGTGACTAAAGTATTATCGGTTGAACTACTTGTCCAATTTAAACCTTCATGACTAGTAAGATTTTGTATTCCACGTAGTTCAACGGCATTCTAACCATTACCAACTAGTGCGTAACCAGTAGTTAATGTATCTAAACCAGTGCCTCCATGTTTTACTGGCAATATACCACTTACATGTAGGGTTTTATCTGCGGTGCCATCAAATGTAACTTTAGAGTTACTGTCGCGTGTTGTACTTAAGTCCACATATAATTCTCGCGCTTTTCCTAATGATAAAGCACTGCCTGGGAGGATTCCATCATTTCTAAACTAGTAGTAAGTTCCATCATAATAGACTATATAACTTCCTGCTACTAATTGGTTAGTATTGGCGTCTGGCGCGGAACCATTCACCTTAATGGCTTTTGCGCCTTGTCCATTAATATTAAGTGTTGGGTCAACAGCAGTATTTGTATTTGCTATAATAATATGAATCCATGAATTTGCTACAATATTATAATCTGTACATTTAGCAGTTTTATCTACTGTATTTGCCGCAGAAGTACAATATGCGGTTGGAAAAGCTTGAGATAAAGTAATAGTTCTATCCTATATATCTGTAATGTGGCCCGCTGTATCTACTTTAACATCAGAAATTGTAATAGTTCCGTCATCTGCATAAGCTGTAGTTGCATTACTAGCAAAAGTAGTTTTCTCATTTACTCCGCTTAAGGAATGTCCAATGGTAAGAACATCTAATCCTGCCGCGCCGTTTGTACCAGCGACAGTTAACCATTTATTTCCAGTTTTAAAGGTTAATATTTCATTACCTTGTACTGCTGCTAATTGAGTAGTGTTAGCAGTAACTGCATTTGTACCTGTTTCCCCATCTAGATTAATTTTACCATAACTTATATAGGAAACAAGGAATGACGTATCATATCCTAAGCGCGCCCAAATATTTCCAGTCCAAACAAATTCATCATCACCATGAATAACTACATCACCGGCTGTGAAATTGGCCGTTTTACTTAGACTACCAGTACTACTTTCTACTAATGATGATGTTGTGTCTCCATCAACTAAATTAGTAGATGTTAAGCCTATAAAATGTAAAGCATTTGACAAGCCTAAAGTGCTTACTAAATTAGAAGCTGTAATTACTCCATCTAGACCAGCAACACTAATAACAGGAGTGGATAAAGTAATTGTTCTATCCGTAGAATAAGTTATATGTCCTTGCGCGTCATATTTAATATCGGTTAAAGTAATTGTACCACCATTTGCGTTTGCAGTAGTATTAGTACTAGCATATGAAGTTTTAGCATTTATATCGTCATGGGTATGAGCAATACTTATAGTTCCATCATTTTCTGCTGTGACTTTAATACCAGATTCTCCTATAATGTGATAGGTATCGCGCGCAGTTGTATCGTCAAATAGTCTTAAATATACATTACCATTTGTTAATGCAGTAGTAGTATTACTATTACCACTATTTGTTCCGGTTAAATATAAGTGAGTAGTATAATGAGTATTAGGATTCCCGGTCCAAACGGCGGTTCCATCAGAATCCCAAGTTAAGAATTGTCCATCTGCGCCTCCAGATGGAATATGTTTATATCCACTAGTAGTAGGATGAATATAATTATTAAATAATTCCCAAGTTCCTGCCTATGTTAAGGCTTTATTAGTATTAGCAAGATTAAAAGTGATACCGCTTTTTTCTATTTTATCAGAATTATTTGCGTCAAAAATTAATAATCCGTCGCCATTTTCTAATGTCCAAGTATTATCTGATTCAATAGTGCCTGTATTGGAAATGTTCCCATGAGAATGGCTGGACGGCGGCATACTAGTGGGAAAGTCAGTCACTTGTGATTTTAATATACTAATATTCTAAAATGTCGCAGAAATTATTCCATTAGTTTCGGTTAAAGTCGCAAGTGTTTTATCCGCTCCAAAACCACTAATATGATATTGTAATGCACTTGAAATATTATTATCAACATCTAGTGTATTTAGCGCGGCGGCAACTCCTACTCCACTAATTGGATTTTCACTACTAGCATTATATGTATTCTAAACAGGCGCTTGTGCTCCATCGTTACACACCCAATTGATGCCATCAAAGGTAAAGCTAATGATTGCGTTCTATGACCAATCACACGAGCCGCCCGGATTCTTAATATCATATTTAGCTGTTGCGCCAATCTATAGCGTTAAACTTTCTCGCGTCGCAGTATTCCCATTAGTAAATTTAACATGAACAGTAATACCCGTTTGTATTGGGCCAAACATGGCGCCTAAAGTAGTATCGGATGTTTCTACTATTTTATCTCCAACATTCGCCGCGGTTGCGCAAACACCATATAGAGTGGAACCTATAGGTAATATATAACCGCTATCTATTTGTACTTTACCAATATATCCTAAAGGGGTGTATTCTTCTGCCATTCCTTATCACCCCTTCGTTATGTCGCTTACTACATTACTATCATATTTTGTAAGCGTTGGTAAAATTCCTGTTTTCACCACTAAAATGCCATTTACACAACTTAATGATGTTTGAGTTCCTGTTTTCCAATCTGTTATACGTGTAACAGTTGTTTTAGAAGTGGAATATGTCCAGTTAGATAATTTAGTATATCCGGTTCCACTTACATAACAATAAATTGTATTTGTATTTAAATCTACATATAATTTATCTGTTGCTCCTTCGTTGGGAAATAAATTATAATGTCCATACATTTCTATTTCATCTTCTGGTAATGTATCTCCACTAATTGTGCCTGCGTCAATAAAAGGTAAACTTATGACATTAGTAGACCCATCACCAACCTTTAAACGAGAAAAAGGGTGAGTTGCGTCTGGTGTATAGACAATCAACTCACCTAAAAGTGGTACAAAACCTGGACTTCCATCTTTCGGGCCGGCTTTATTCCAATTAGTTTCAGTATCACTTTTCAACTGAACTCGCGTCTTAAAGGTGTTTGTATTTGTCGCCATTAAAAACGCCTCCTTGGTATCAATTCCAACCAAGTTATATTACATCTGTGCTTGTTCCACAGTATAGAATTACATATTCATCATTTTCTTGAAGTATGTCTTTAATATCTCCAGTTTTAGCTATACGCGCTAGTTCCAATTTTTTATTAGATTGAGGTACTTCTTCTGTTTCACCTGTACGAGTTGGTATTATCGCGCCTTCGAGCACGTTTAGATTTAATGCCGCCTAGTCTATAATAATATTAACAGTTTTATTATTGTCTATTCTCTATTCGATATTATTAACCTTAATGTGTTCGATTGTATTAGCATACTCTGAGTTTGAAGCAAAAGTTACGGTTTTACTCGCATCGGGAATAATCTCTGCGCCATCAAAGATAATTTTTTCAATTTTATTAACCTATGCTTCTGCTTCAATATCATGTAATTTTCTTTGAGAGTTGTCATCGAATTCTTTAATTTGTAAATCAATACTATTAGTTATTCCATTTTTTGTTGATGTTGGAATTTCATTATTATTTAAAAAGATATGTTCAATTATATTTCGTTGTGCGCCTTCTTGAATACCATCAAGTTTATCTTTTAACTCATCGGTAAAGTCATTTGATGTTAAAGATTTTCCATCAACCTTGTCTACTTTGGTATTAAATGTTTCGCTTAAATTTGCGATTTTACTTTGAGCAATTTCAGCATCTGCGGCAACATCAGCATCTTTAATACTACCCTTAACTGCGTAGCTACCTTCATCACCAAGTAAAATCCAGCGGCCTCCGTCCCATACATATTCTTGCTACATATATAGTACAACATCGCCAGGAAGAGCATTAGCAAAGTTATAACCATTGATATTTGGATTTGCTGTACTATTCTATCTAATAACTACTGTAGATTCTCCTCTAAAGTGCATTGCGCCAGTTAAGCCCGCAACAGCAGAATCTACGTAAGCTTTAATTAAATTATTAGGTACGAGATGATTATTATTCGCAATTGATTCTGCTATTGGCCTTGTGGTAGCAGTCTATCCGCCAGTGCCCACTAAAACGTGTCCATCTGGAATCGCATTTAGACCAGAACCGCCCTACTATACCCCAGCAATACCACTGATATTAGAAAAACTAGGCTAAGCACGCTCTACATTAATAATACCAGCAGTTTCTGAAACAGCGGTAACAAATTTATTCGTTTGTTCTGTATCAGTATATGATAATCCTTCTATAATTCTACCCGTTTGTGTAGAAGTAAAAGTACCTAATGTCGCATATCGTTCTGGTAGGGTGCCAATCCATTCTACAATTGTCGCATAAGGTGTTAAATCAATAGGATGTAATGTATCTACTACCCACTATGCTTCTTCATTATTTTCTTTATAACGTAGATAGTATTTATTTTCATTTTCATCTGTGCCCTATATAATTTGATATATACGTGGCGCGATAGTAACATCGCCACTTAAATTAAAATTCTCCTCTAAATAAGTAGATAAACCAGAAATTTCATTAGCCGTATAAGTAGGCTTTGTGCTCATTTTCGCCCAATTGTATACGTCTGCGGCGACTGCCTACAACCAAGGTAATTCTGTAAAGCGGTGATAACCATCACCAATTTTAATACCAACTGCTGGAGGAGTATGTTCTGGAGTTGTTGTAGAAAGACCATCTATAACTCGTTCTGACGGGAAAGTGGCAATAGCGGCTTCACCGACTTTAAGAATAAGGGCACTATTCATCCAATTACTATAAGTATCACATCGTAATTGTATTACAGTTTCTAATATATGTTCCGCCATTCCCACTCACCTCCTTATGCGCTACCTCCATATATAACTAATACATCTCCTGTGGGCACATATAATTTTGAAGTAGAAACTTGATTCAGAGTCATGAAGCCCTCTTGTGTTACATTAATTTGATCTGCAGATTCAGAAGCCTTAACGCCGCCTAGACGCGCGGTTGTTGCTACTTCAAGGGTAAAACCACCACTACCGCCATCGCCTGTCTCACCAACCATATCCCACGCGCCATCAATAACCATGTATTCTTCATAATATTGTCCAGAAGAAGCTGGAACCATATACATTGTGTTCGGGTCAGCATTTGAAGCATTAGGTAAAGCTTGAACTATTTCGCGCTTTAGATGGCCTGCCTGTTCAATAGCGTCATCAACATACTATTTGTTTGGGACATCGTATGGGTCAACTGGCGGTTCAGTGATTTGTAAATTTTCAATTGCTTGGCCTGCCGCGGCTTCTAATGCCGCAATAGTTGTTTTAAAGCCATCGCTAAAAGTAATCTCATTATTAGTTGAATCAAATGCGAAATACTCGTCATCAAACCGATTTAAATATCGTAAATTTATCCAAGTAGTAACGCCATCGCCAATCTTAAGTAGCGTAGTATCAGTTTCTAAACCATACTCGCCTTCTGCTAAAACTGGATTTCGCGTAACCCAATTAGCAGCAGTATCGTGACGTACCTATAATGTCGCTCTTACGCTATTAGTTGCCATTACGCGTCACCTCCATCAATAATTGTATTAGCAATAAGCATTGCGTTCACTGGAATATATTCATTATCCCAATAATATAGAATTTTAGTTTCTAAATCAAAGTAAAGCATATTAGTTGTTCCCTATTGTGGGAAATTTCTATATACTTCAAAGAAAATTTCTTGGCTATTGCGCTCAAGGTAGCTACCAAAATAATGGTAAAATTCTTGACTTGTTCCATGATAACCACTTTTTGCCGCGAGTTGATACAATTGATTGCTTAAGATAATTAAGCCAGTATTTTCCCACGGATATACAGTATTTACATTAGGAGAATTTGGGTCTGGTGGAACATCTGCTTCACCTTGCGCAACTTCGTTAGCATCTAGCCAAGTATATATAGAACCAAGACCTGCGGCGCGAGGTCTTGGAGGCATAATTGCGCGGTCGTACTCTAATAATAAATCACGAGTACGCCATCTTTCTCTATTAGACATTCTATGCCACCTACTTTATGACACATTTAGGCATGGATTTGCCAAATGCGGCATAGTATGAATTAATCTCAGCGGCGCCGATGAGTTTCTCCTCAGCATCGTATTGAGGCGAATAGTAAATTTTAATGTCCCATTCATATCTATCTGATGGCTCTAAATTTACTGTGTCTTGATGTTCAAAAGAGAAGGTTAATGTATCAGCAGTAGCATCAATTTTCTTTTCACACACAGTCGTATGAGTTAAAGGGTCATAGATAGATAAAAATGCTAAATCGCCTGCCTCTACCGTTCCTTGTGTTGGAATTGTAAAACTACCGGTATCGCCGCGAGGAATAATCAGGCGTCGCCCTATTAATCTAATCATCGGAATCACCGTCCTTAATAGTATAAATCTTTTAGTTCGTGTTTGAACTTCTTGTACATTGGCTATTGCCAGTGTATAATAGTGCTTATGTCATATCCTAAAGCTTCTAGTTTGAATAATTTTTTCTCTGCGTGTTTAAGTTCATCATCTACGTCATTTATATAACATAGAATACAATCCGCGGCCGCGATTTCATTTATATTAATTAATTCTTTATACATATCTTGATATAATTTTTTAGTATCGCGTTCCCAATTAACCCATTTTTCCATCATAGTTTTAGTTGAGTTACGTTTCGTATTAACATCTACTGCCATAGTAGTATATTTATACCAAGTTTCTGGAATAATATCTGGTTCTGGTATATCTTTTACATCTAAAAGCTTATGGTACCTACAAGAATAGTAATGTAATAAACACTCATATCCTTTAGTTTCCGCAAGATAATGATATTCATGACATTTAGAAAAACCGTATAATCCTAAAAAATCATATCCTTTAGACATATCATGATGGAATTTTATTCCTTCCGCCATATGCTTTGCTATCGTGGTAAAAATTTCTTCAACTGTCATTGTAATCACCCCTTAAAGAAAAGGGGCCGCAATTGCTTGCGGCCCTATATCATACTAGTTTTGTAATTACTACATTAATGTGCGCGGACTCAACCGCTACGCCATTGTTGAGTATCTAAACAATAGTTGGACTAGATGTTAAATTACAATTACAGTTGTTATTGGCAACTTGTACTAAAGTCTCAAAAGACATGGCGCTTGAATCCGCTACATCCGCGGCCTCAAACGTGCTTACGGCTTCTGCTTGCGCGACACCATTTACATATAACTGAGAACTTACTGTTCCACCTACAGTGGCGGCCGCGTAGCCATCATAATGAACGAGGTATACACCGCGTTGATTTAATTGAAAGCTGGCTGGTCCGGATTGTACAACGGAGCAACCTTTCTTTAGTGTAATATTATTAATAGGGTAAGCTGCGCCTGCGGCTACCGCTATATCAGTACTATAACCTTGAATCATATCAATTACCTCCTTAATAAAAAAAGAGGGACGTACAGAGTACGTCCCAAGGCGTACTAAATACGCTCATATATTACATATTACATCCACAGCCACAGAAGGGGCTGGCGCCAGCATTGTAAGTGAAACCATTGGGATATCTTACAACACCCTGTAATGCATTTTGTAGTTCTAGTTGATTAATACGATTCTGCATAGCTTCCATCTTATCCTGCGCCATTAGGTCTTTAACGCTCTGAATCTGTGCGGTAAAGTTGGCGTTGGTCGCGGCATCGCGTAGAGCGGCGTCATAATTATTCTACATAATCTGACGATTTAGCTGACCGCAGCAATCGTTCTGATGCGCTAGTAGGTTCGCTTGACCTACTGCTAAAGTGCCAACATCACGTTGTAGTTCGGAATATTTGTCTCCAACATAACCAACAATATCATGATAAACTTGATTAGTAGACTGAATAGCCTGTAGTGTTCCTGCATTAACCGCAGCAAGAATATCTCTAGTTTGTGCCTATAAGTTCTGATTGTCAAATCCGCGATTTACGTCGGCCTGAATAGCATTGGTATTGCCATTGCCATTACCCCAACCGAAACCGCCGCCACCCATCATAGCGAGGATAGCGAATAACCAAATCATTCCGCCCCAGCCATTGCCGAAGCCATCTCCGTCACGACTCATTAGAGCCACGTCGGACGCAGTTAGTCCATTTTCACCCATGTGAATCACTCCTTACTTGTATAATTTGTTTCGTTTAGAAGATATTCCATAAGCGCGCACTCTGGACTATCTTCCTTCAAACTATAAGTAGGAAGATTATAATACAATTATGGTATTTATTTTTTTATAGGTAAAAAAAATAAGTACGACTTTTCAGTCGTACTTATTTTTTCTCTTCTGTATTTTGATTCGTTAATGTAAAGAAGTTGAGATTTTTATAAAACCGGAAGTTCCATCTCTTCTTTACACTTATATTATATCAGAAATTTGAACTCTTGTCAAATGTTTGTTTTAATGACTCAAATAATAAATTTTAATAAGATGAGGAGGAAGAATTTTTTTATCTTCCTCTCTCTTTCTTACAGTTATATTATACACGAAATTTCAACAAAAGTCAAATAATAAATTGTAATGATTTTTGAAAAATTGTAGTGATTTAATGTTTGACTTATTAAAGTCAGATATTTAGTTTACGCCAATCTTATCCATATACGACCTTTAAGCTCAATACTTTCATCATTCCATGTTTCTTCATCGGGAATGCCAGCAACATATCCTAATATACAATCTGGGTATTCACGAATTTCTTCACGGGTCATGATATCTACAGTGCCATTTGGAGCAGAACAGACAGCCATACCTGCATGATAATTTGTGCGGGATTGATAAGGGAAGCATAATACACATCCAGAAACTGCGAATGGAGGGCCTTTTTCTGGGCCATTAATAGCCATACGGCATGTATCTGTAAGAACTGAACAACCAGGAGTAAGACGCTTGTTAGCTTTAGTTAAAATATATGAATCCTATTCTTTATATACTCGGCCTGGTTCATTAGAATCAGCTGCGCGATGTTCAGCATAGTCACTATGACCACCACTCTGTAAATTAACCCAGAAACGAGGAGTGTTACCATTCACAACACGCCACAGATTTGTATAAACATCTAAGTAACATGTATAACCATAGCTTGGTGCCGCCGCAAGTTGAATTTCACCGCCTTCAGCACCGCCACCTGCCGCAACATATATATAAGTACAATTTACTTTAGCACAGCTAATATTAGCATCTCCTGTTAAACCATCGGTGTAAGCTTTATTAGAACCAAAATAGAAAGTACCGCCAGATGCTGCCATGCTATCCCAAGTCGTACTACTACGATAAAAACATAGTCCTTCACCAAATGTTTCAGCATTATCAGCTGTAAAAATACCATTTGCTCCAACAATATCAGAATTATTGGCATTCATTGCATACGCGCCATTCGGACCAGAATATTGAGACCCCTTTAATGTAAGTATTCCTGTCATTGTACCGCCACTTAATTTTAAGTACGTAGTTTTAATAGTATTACCATCACCATCAGCAGTTGCTTTTGCCGCAAGTCCACTACAACTACCACTACTTCCTGTAACATTAATACTCCAAGTACCACTATTAAAAACAATTCTATTTTCTGTATAAGTTCCATTACTAATTCCAACATAATATGCCGCATTATAATGTGCTACAAAAAAACCACCATAAGGGTTACTATCATATCCGTTTAAGAAATATCCAAAATACTAACTACCATTAGAATAAGCAGAAGAATATACCGTTTGTAAACAATTACGCGGGATTGTTGATTTATTATTATCAAAATATGTTTTTAACGCTGCTGCGTGAGATGAACCAGACACAGTAGTACGGCTAGCTAAATAAGAGGAAGCATAAGTGGCACTGGTCGCTGATGTCGCGGTCGCAGCATTACCGGTACAACTTCCACTACTTCCTGTAACGGAAATACTCCAACTACCACTATTTGTAACAATACGGCTCCACCCAGGCCATGAATTACCCTAACATACTCTATAATAAAGTGCAGAAGTGGTTTCTCCTAAAGCTAAATGAACACTATATGTCGTATCATCACCTTGAGCAGAATAAATATAATACCAATGAGAAGAGGGTAAATTAGCACTACTTGGATTAAATTCTTGTACCCATGCTATATTTTTCCCAGGATGCTCATTACAATTTTTATTAACACGAGAACAATTTACTGTTGTTCCTTTAGTAGCAGTAGCAGCATTACCAGTACATGAACCGGATGAACCGGTACAATTACCATTTAAATGTCCATATATTTCATCTACATAAGCATATTTCCAATACCAACTAGAAGTTCCAAGATAATTATGTCCACTTCCAGCTCCACCGCTTTGACTTGGTAATAATCCATAACTAGTATTTGAAGTTCCTACTTTAATCCAATTATTTTCTCCATTCGCTGGTAATAAAGCTGGATATGATTCTACTTTCATTTTTGGAATACTTAACCAAGCTTGCCAAGTACCATTATTCTTTGCACGAACAGCAAGGCTACCATTCCTATAATCTTGTGCAATTTGTGCAACCCAAGAAGTACTATAAGCCTAGCAATATATTGCACCATCTGTTGACTTAAATTGATTTACATCCGTAGCGGGACCATTAGATGTGTAGTAATATAAGCCATTTGAGGTTATATTATTAGCATTATGTTCACCATTACTAGAATCACCAAAAGTTGCTCTTGAAACCGTTGCAGCATTACCGGTACAGCTTCCAGCACTATCTGCATATCCCGCACGCATTTTAGTCCAAGCCTACCAAGTGCCGCTTGATTTCCATCTCTTATATAAATATAAATCGCTTGAATCATGAACTACTAACTAAAAAGGAGTTCCAATATCATTAGCATTTAACCATACAATATGACCAGTAGTATATGCACCGGTAACATTACCGCGTGTGAAAGCTATGCTAGTAGTTGCTCCGAGTGTATCAGCGGTCCAAGTGGTCATATCAGTAGTATTAATATATCTCAAATAATATCCAGAACTTTCACCAAATTTAGTAGCAGTCGCGGCATTACCTGAACATACTGAAGAAGAATAGCAATAAGCATTATACCCAAATCTTACCGTGTCATCGCTATGCTATAAATATATAATCCATTTTCCATCTGTATATTCATATAATCCACGATTCGTAGAAGAATAAATACCAATTTTTCCATTTGTATTATTTACGGTACATTCTGTTTGCGTATGATTGGCTCCTAAATCTGAACCGCCTGCATTAGTAACATGAAAACCTCCAACTGCCCAAATATCTGGATTAAAATGATATTTTACTCCAGAGGAAAAATGACACCACGTAGCATTAGCACTACCCATTTGAAGTGTATTACCATTTAATGTAGATTTTAAATATCCACCATTAGCATGAATAGTACTTGAAGCAGTAATTGTACTAGAAACACTTAGTGGAGCACCCATTTGTACTGCGCCACCTTCATTTTGTATATATAAAGTAGAAGCAGCATTACTACTACGACACATAATTTCATTTGCAT